CACAGCGGCTCATTATCTGCACCTCAACACCGCGAGTTACGCTGCCCACAAGGCACTCGGTCACTACTACGAGAACATCGTGGATTTGGCCGATAAGTACGCAGAGGCGTATCAGGGTCACTACGGCATCATCCCGCTGGACGACTACCCCGACGGGTTCAAGGTGCAGAAGGACGCCGCTGCCTACGCCGACAGCCTGCTGACGTTCGTGAAGGGCATCCGCACCGACCTGCCGAAGGACACCGACTTGCAGAACATCGTGGATGAGATCGTGGGCGAGATTGCGAGCCTGTCGTACAAACTGGAGAGGTTTAAATAATGCCTTCAAACCGAGAAAAAATGGCGGCGGCGCTACGGCATTTTGAAGAAAAAGCCGAGTTACGCCGGCGGTTAGAGCGAATGACAAGTTTGACCCAACCGCAAAACGCAGATGCGGTTGACGTAGTTGCGGACGTTGGCGCGGGGTTTGTGCCGGGAATTGCCCAAGCTCAGGCCGTTCGTGACTTTGAGCGGGCGCGGCGCGAGGGCGATACAGTAGGAATGGGGCTTTCTACGCTAGCGGGCGTTCCGGTAATTGGTGGCGTCGCAAAAGCAGCGAACGTGGCGAGGAAGGCCGGAACTTTGCAAGATGTCGCGGAAGGAGCAATGCAGGCGGGTCGTATGAGTCCGCAAACCGCAAGCGAATTGGCCGAGGCAGAGCGGCTTGCCGATGCCGGGGCAATTGCAAAGCAAACCGGGCTGAACGCTCAAAAAGCCGAGGGCGCGAACAGGATGTTATTAAAAAGCCTTGAAAGCGACAACCCAGATTTTCGTCACGACGATGCTCGCGCCGCGATTGAGCGGATGCGTGGTTTGTTACAGAGCCGCTCACAGATAAATAACCCGATGCAAGAGCGTTTGAGGGCCGCTTATCAATATAGCAATAGCATCGGCGGGATGACGAAACCGGATGCGCCGATGTCATCAACGCAGCGCAAAATGCTATCGGGAATTTTGCGGGGCGATATTGCGTACGATGATGCTGGTGATTTGCGACGGATAAAATAACGTGCAAATTGAACAAATCGGGATCGCCACCCTGATCCCGTTTGCGAAAAATAGCCGCACACATAGCGACGCACAGGTAGCCCAGATCGCGGCCAGCATCCGCGAGTTTGGCTTCACCAACCCCGTATTGATAGACGAGGCCAACGGCATCATTGCCGGTCACGGGCGCGTTATGGCTGCTCGTAAGCTAAAACTGACCGAAGTGCCGTGCATCAGGCTGTCGCATTTGTCGGACGCCCAAAAGCGGGCTTACGTTATTGCCGACAACAAACTTGCCCTTAACGCCGGCTGGGATGAGGCTATGCTCAAACTGGAGTTAGCCGACCTAAAGGCGCTGGACTTTGACCTTGACCTAACGGGCTTTGACACGGACGAAATAGACGCCCTATTGGCCGAAAAGGGAACGGAGGGGCTAACTGACCCCGACGATACGCCCGAGCCGCCCGTGGAGCCTGTCACGCGCCTTGGAGACGTTTGGGTATGCGGCCAGCACCGAGTTATGTGCGGCTCCAGCCTAGAAATGACCGCAATAGAACGCCTATGCGGGGATCAGCGGGTAGATATGCTACTGACTGACCCTCCCTATAACGTGGCGTATACAGGCAAAACTAAAGACGCACTAACCATTCAAAACGACAGCATGGGCGACGAGGCGTTTAGGACTTTTTTGCGGGACGCTTTTGTTACGGCTGATGCGGTTCTGAAACCGGGGGCGGTGTTTTACGTTTGGCACGCGGACTCGGAGGGCTATAACTTTCGTGGGGCGTGTAAGGACGCCGGCTGGAAAGTGCGGCAATGCCTAATATGGCAGAAAAGCAGCATGGTAATGGGGCGGCAGGATTACCACTGGCAACACGAACCGTGCCTTTATGGCTGGAAAGACGGCGCTGGTCATTTGTGGGCGTCTGACCGAAAACAAACCACCCTGCTTAAGTTTGATCGCCCAAGTCGTAACGAAGATCACCCCACGATGAAACCCGTGGCGCTGTTTGAGTACCAGCTGCTTAACAACACCAAGGGCGGGGATATCGTGCTGGATTCGTTTGGCGGCAGCGGCACAACGCTAATTGCTGCCGAAAAGAACGGACGCATAGCCCGTATTATGGAGCTAGACCCCAAGTACGTTGACGTTATCGTTAAACGCTGGGAGGACTTTACCGGCCAGAAAGCGGTGCTGGAATCTACTGGCGAACCGTTTAAGGCCGCGGCATGAAACGCAAGGAAACGCGCATTAGCGAACGCACCGGCCAACCCAAGCAAGGCCACCAAGGAGAAGGCGGCGGTCGCCCCCCGTTTGAGATTGATTATGAAGCTGTTAAGAAGCTGGCAGGCATCCAATGTACGCAGACCGAAATCGCCGCTTGGCTTGGTTGTCACGTCAATACGCTGCTAACCGATGAGAAGTTTATGGAGATTTATAAAAGCGGAATAGAGGGCGGCAAAATGTCGCTACGCCGCCACCAATGGCGGGCGTTAGAGGAAGGCAACACCACGATGCTAGTGTGGCTTGGTAAGCAGTACCTCGGGCAACGGGAAAAGAACGAGCTGACGGGCGCTGATGGCAAGGATTTGGTCATCACATGGCTGCCGCCCCAGTAGTCATACCCTACGCACCGCGTAAGGCTTTTATGCCGTTCCATGAGCGCACCCAACGGTGGGCGTGTCTTATTGCTCACCGACGAGCCGGGAAAACCGTTGCCGCCGTTAACGACATTATCCGGTCGGCTATGTTTGCCCGAAGCTCAAACCCGTTGTACGGCTACTGCGCCCCGTACCGCTCGCAAGCCAAGTCGGTCGCATGGGACTACTTTAAGTTTTACGCCGCCCCCGTCACCCGTGACGTAAACGAATCCGAATTAACGGTGGAATTAGTGAACGGCGCGAAGATCAGGCTGTTTGGCGCTGACAACGCTGACGCGATGCGTGGGCTTGGTTTTGATGGCATTTACATGGACGAATACGGTGACTTCAAGCCCAGCGTATTCGGCAACGTCATACGCCCTGCCCTGTCAGACAAGCAAGGTTGGGCGGTGTTTGGCGGTACGCCCAAGGGCAAGAACCAGTTTTGGGAGATTTACGAAACCGCCACTCGTATCCCTAACGAGTGGTTCCTGTTGCGCCTGCCCGCCACATCCAGCGGGATTCTCCCGGCGACCGAGCTAGCCGCCGCCAGAGCGCAGTTGGCCGAGGATCAGTATCTACAGGAGTACGAGTGCAGCTTTGAGGCTGCGATTCTCGGTGCTTTTTTTGGCAAGGAAATGCGAGAGGCAGAGCAGCAGGGTCGCATTTGCCAAGTGCCATACGACCTGAATTACCCTGTGTATACCGCGTGGGACTTGGGTTATCGGGACGACACCGCCATTTGGTTCTATCAGTTAGGGCGCGGGGAACTGCGCGTCATAGACTTTCACGCTGTTTCTGGCGCTGACATCTACGACATTGCCGAAACGGTGACGCAGAAGCCGTACCGCTACGCTAAACACTACTTGCCGCATGACGCCCGCGCCAAGAGCTTGCAAACGGGCAAGAGCATTATTGAGCAGCTGGCTACGCACCTAGATGTCGCCAAACTCGCTGTCGTTCCCGACATTGGAGTGCAGAGCGGCATACAGGCTGTGCGTATGGTGCTGCCGAAAGTGTGGTTTGACGGCGAGAAGTGCCGCGAGGGCATTGAGGCATTGCGTCAGTATCAGCGCGAGTACGACGAAGATAAGAAAGCCTATCGTCAGTCACCGCGCCACGATTGGACATCGCACCCTAGTGACGCTTTCCGAATGCTTGCGGTATCATACGCAGAACAGGCTGACAAGACCCCGACCCTTGAGCCTAAACCGCTGATCGTCGGGCCAGAGAACACCGTAACTCTTAACGATATGTGGGCGGTTCATGACCGCCAAGGCTCTCGGAGGGCAAGGATATGACCGCGATTAGTCCCGTTCGGAACAATTACGTTGCCATCGCCGCGACGAGCAGCAGCACGTTTGGCACCGTTGGCGCGTACCTGCACAGCGTGGTGGTTAACGTTGCCAGCAACACCGAAGCAACCTGCATCGTGAGCGATAACGGCGTCACCCTCGTCAGCATCCCGGCCACGCAGGCCGCTGGCGTGTACGTGATCCCGCTGGAAGTTGGCACCAAGGGGCGAATTACCGCGACCTGCTCGGGCAACAGCAACTGCCGCGTTGTCGGCTTGTTCAGCGATTACGTATGAACCGTAAGCCCGGCCTGTACGCCAACATCCTCGCCAAGCAGGAGCGCATCAAGGCTGGCTCTGGTGAGCGTATGCGTAAGCCGGGCGACCCGGGTGCGCCGACTGCCAAGGCGTTCCGCGAGTCAGCCAAGACGGTCAAGAAGGAAAACAAGTGAGCGCAGCGTGGCAGCGTAGTGAAGGCAAGAACCCAAAGGGCGGGCTGAACGCCAAGGGTCGCGCTTCCTACAAAGCCGAGACGGGCGGCACGTTGAAGCCCCCGGTAAAAGCTGGCGACAACCCACGCCGCGCCTCGTTCCTCGCTCGCATGGGCAATATGCCGGGGCCGATGGAGAAGGACGGCAAGCCCACGCGCCTTGCCCTTGCCCTCAAGGCATGGGGAGCAGGCAGCAAGGCTGAAGCCAAATCTAAAGCCAAGGCGATCAGCGCCCGCAACAAGGGGAAAGACTGATGGACGTATTGATGCAGCCAGAACTCAACAAGTATCTGCGTATCATTGGGCAGTACGACAACGAGTTTGCTAAATGGCAGGCCCGCACCAAGAAAATCATCAAGCGTTACCGCGACGATACCCGTGGGCAGACGCTGACCGAAAGCGCCAAGTTCAACATCCTCTGGTCAAACGTCCAGACGCTACGCCCTGCCGTCTATGCCAAACTTCCCAAGGCTGACATATCGCGCCGCTTTGGTGACAACGACCCCGTTGGTCGCGTGGCATCGCAGTTGGTGGAACGCGCCCTAGACTTTGAGATTGAGCATTACCCTGACTACCGCTCAACCATGTCTTATTGCGTGGATGACCGCTTTTTAGGTGGGCGCGGGACGGCATGGGTACGGTACGAGCCGCACACCGCCCCCATTGGCATTGAGGATGACGGCGTATCGGTCACCCCGAACATTGAGCAGGGCGAAGGCGCACCGCCTGCCCTAGAGCAGATTGAATACGAATGCGCCCCGGTGGATTACGTCCATTGGCGTGACTTTGGACACAGCACCGCTCGCACGTGGGAAGAAGTCGGACAAGTGTGGCGCTGGGTCTATATGACCCGTGACGCGCTCGTAGAGCGGTTTGGCGAGGAAGTCGCAGCGAAGATACCGCTAGACCAAGGCCCAGAGCCGCTAAACGCCTACAACGAGAACAAGCGCCTTTATAACCGCGCCAAGATTTGTGAACTTTGGGACAAGGAAACCCAGAAGGTTTACTGGTTCTCCAAGGGAATGCCGCAGGTCATTGATGTGCGTGACGACCCGCTTGGCCTTGAGGGATTCTTCCCCTGTCCGCGCCCGCTGTACGCCACGACGACCAGCGACACGCTCGTACCCGTTCCTGACTTTGTGCTGTACCAAGATCAGGCGATGGAGTTGGACATTCTCTCCGACCGCATTGACGGCTTGGTGAAATCGCTGCGTGTACGCGGTGTGTATGACGCTAGCCAGCCTGCCCTACAACGCCTGATGACGGAGGGCGACAACAATGCGCTTATTCCAGTTGATAAGTGGATGGCTTTCAGCGAGAAGGGCGGCCTTAAAGGCAGCATTGACCTTCTCCCGCTGGACACGCTCGCCAGCGCCCTCCTCCAATGCTACCGAGCCAGAGAGGACATCAAGAGCCAAATCTACGAAATCACGGGCATCGCGGACAT